TATCAAGCACCTCTCCCTTCACCAAAGTGCTCAGCAACGTCTCCTTCGTGATCACACCGCTGGTCTGCAACGCCAACAGCTGCGCCACATCCTGCGCATCGAGCATCTCATCGCTCAGGTTGTCAGGAATCCCATAGTCATAGTCAGCACTGCTGCCCATGTACTCCAGAACCCAATCGACCGCTTCTTCCAAAGCGTGCTCGATGCTCGTCGCGATCGTGCTCAGCGCTGAATCCTCATCCGAGTGATCCATGCGCTTGGCCGCGGCAGCCTCAGCCGCGTTCTTCTGCTCCTTGAACCCGACGATCGCTACCTGATTCATCCGTTCGGCCAGGTATTGCAGGTAGTTCTCCTGCGCTTCAAAAGCAGCCGAATCACTCGTCACATAGCTCACGTCGCCCTCAGGAGGCATCGCCAGCGCTCGATTCACGCTCACCGTCAGCTTCGGCTGGTGCTCGTCAAACCCTTTCAGGACAAGGATTGGCGTCGCAGCAACTGACATCTGATGAGAGTGATCACAGAGCGCCAGGTCATACAGCAGATTCAAATTCGCCACTTCAAGCAGCGGTGGGCTGCTCACTAGGCTCCCTTCCTTGCGGCCATAAACCGTCGTGAGCGGGATCTCACCCAGGCCATAGCTGCCAGATTCGATCAGCTGCCAGTTCTTGCTGCCACGTTCCGGCGCTTCCCACAGCTCGAACTTCCCTGGTTCCAGCACGCGCACACGCTCGACCCACTTCGAGCCATAGCGACCTTCTTCCTTCTGCGCGTATTCCATATATCTGAACTGCACCAGGCGCTCACGCCCACCCTTGCGCTCCGTCCTGAACCCAACCACCTGGTCAGGGCGAATCACGAACAGGTTTGGACGCACCTTGAACTCCTGCTCTTCACGCAGCGTCCGTGGCTTCACGTCTGTGGCCATATCAACGAGGACATGGCAGTGGCCGTATTGAATCGCGACCTTCGTGACCAGTTTCCAGAACGCTTCTAGGTCGGTGCCAGACCCGTCCACGTCATTAGTCCATTCCTCTAGGTCCTTGTCTTCCGTCGTGAAATTCAGCGTCTTGCGGAACAGCTTGTGAACCGCAAGCTCAGTCAGTTCCTCGAACCAAGGGACATGGACAAACTTGCTGCTGCGCGCTGCGTACCCGTCTGAGTCTTCCCCTGGCAGCTGCGGGATAAAACGAGAACCGATGCCACGTAACGAGGACGAATCGGTCAGCGCCATCCGCACCCGTTCCCACGCGGGCATCATCGACAGGATCTGAAGGTCCCGAACACTCGGGTCGTCCTGGGCCCCACCTTCAATGCCTAACTGGACTGCTCCACCAAGAGGGATGCCAGGAAGCACATTCGGAGGCGGAATCTGCATCGCTCAAACCCTTAGACCTAGGTTCCCTATCCCTGCCTAATCCTAGGGATCAGTCTCGCGTTCTTCTTCGGCCTGCCAGTACAGATCTTCTGCTGCGATCAAAAGAGAATCAAAACGCGACGCCCTTTGCTCTGCTGCGATGTCAGCCCGAGAACGAAATTGCCCCCACTGATCGCGGGGGCGGGCCTTGCGCGGCGGCTTCCAGTCCATCAGTCGTTCCGACTAATCACTTGGCTGCTTTCTTGGCAGCACGCGCCTTGGCCTGCTTCCCTTTCAAGCTGTTCTTGAAGGTACGGGTCTCGGTGAAACTTCCACCTTTGCGTGCCGCTGCAGCCTTGCGCTTGCTAGCGGACTTGGACTTGTAAGCGGCCTTGGCAGCACGGCCCTTGGCCACTTGATTACGGGCCAGACCAGCAGAAGGCTTGGCGACCCCTTCGGCCTTTCTGCGTCGCTGAGTCTTGGCCATACCGCCGAGGTTCTGGCGAGCCTCGCGCATCTTGTCGCTCGTATTGCGGCCAACGTTGTTAGCTGTGCCGCCGTGCAGCTTCTTGGTGACACGAGTCAGGCCAGACTTGGCCCCAGCAATCTGACGGTTGGCGAACTTGCTGCCAGCCGCAGGGCTATTACCACCAAACTCTTTAGCTGCAGAACGCGCCTTGCTGCTTGCCTCTTTGTAAGCCTTCCGCGCCTTCTCGTTCTTGGCGCTCTTGCCGAGCTTGCCGCCGCCTCCACCGCCCGATGAGAACCGACCGTTCTGATCACGCTTGTAGGTGCGGGCCATGGCAACAGGGAGGCATATCCCGAGGTTTCCCTCGGGATACGTAGGGCTAGTGAAAGCGACTAATCACACGGACGGTTGATCACCGTCTTGATCTTGCCGTCAGGATTGATCGCGATCACCTTCTGAACACGAGGAACACCAGGCTTCGCCTTGAGGAGGCGGCCAACGGCGGTGACTTCAGGCTTGTTCATTTGTTCTTGAGTTGAGAGCGCAGGCTGCGGGCTCTACGCCCGTTCACCTGCCGGTATTGACGCATCACACGAGAGTCGTATTTCTTGCCTAAAGACAGGCCGGCAGACACCTCAGCTGCAAACTCAGCTGGCTGCGTCATTGCATATCGGCTAACTCGACGCGCAGTTCGCTTGGCGTTCAACACCTTGTCGGCATCGGCATAGATCTGCCCTTTGCCGCGCAACTGGGTGTCCCAGCTCTTTGCCATCTGGCTACTGGGGTTTCGGATGTGCCCTAGCTCGTGCGCGACGTAGTGATTGGGAGACGACGTCGAAAACTCGTTTTTACGCCGCGACTGGATCATGTCCGCGCGAGGGTTCTTCCAGGCGCTATGCGACGCGTTGACATCGACCTTGTTTGGCGTTTTCTCGTTAACGCTGGCGACCGATCTACTGCGCTTGTTGCTCTTCAGTGCTGACTGAGCGCCGCTGGCTTCAATACGACGACGCGCTTCACGCACATTGGCCGCGGCGTCAGTCCCATAGCCCTTGGCTGCACTCCGATTAGTGCCGCTATAGAGGTTCTGCGGCCTGAAGTTGCCACGCACGCGCTGACGACCAGTCGAGGTCGGAGCAGGTGCAGCAGCAGGCTTGGCAGTGCGGTTTTGCTTGACCCAGTTCTTCAGCGCCTTGATCTGGGTCGATGGAGTCTGTGCCTTCAACGCAGCTTCCACCTGCGACTTGGGCAAGCCTTTCGCCTGAGCAATCGCCCCAACATGCGCGTCACGCAGCTTCTTCGCTCGTGACTGCTCAGTCTTGAACTTGCTGTTCCTAGCGCGATCAGCAGTGCGTGCAGCTGCCTTCTGCTGACTCACGCTGCGGGAGATGTCCCGATCAAGGGCACGCCCACGCGAACCGCTCATCGGGATGTTCTGTGCCGCTGTGTCAGGGCGAGTGCCCATCCTTGCGTTGACACCATTCAGCCGATTCACAGCCACGCCTGTACGCAGTGACCTTGAAGACTGAGGAGCCAACCCTTTGGGCTTCGCGATTACTCCTTGCCCACTGGTCTTCAAAGAACGTTTTGAACCACCACCTTCGCGAACGTGGCCTTTCGTTTTCAGTCGGGCACCTTCACCACTGGTCTGTCCTTGGTAACCGCCGATTCCGCCTACGCCCTTAGAAGCGAATCGCCCTTTGGCGTCTCTGACGTAGCGGCGTCCAGCCATTGCACTATCCAGCCGTAGGCCTAGCTTCCCTCAGCATACGGAGCACTAGTGACATTCACTAATCGCTCGTCTTAGCGATTCCTGAGGCGCTTGCTCTTGTAGACGTTGCGTGCCTTGGCGTTGACCTTGGCACTTTTTTCTGCCTTCTTGGCCATCGTCTTGAGCGTGCCGGACTTGCCGCCCAGGACAGCAGCATCAGTCACGGTCTTGGCGCGTTGTGAGGCGCGCTTTTCATTGGCAGCAAGGCGTGCTTCTTGCTTGCGCTGGCCGCCAGAGCCGGAAAAGCGCCCGTTGGCGTCGCGTCGGTAGCTGCGGAATGCCATGTCTGACGAGGTTTCCCTAGGTATCCGTAGGGGTTGGGGGGAAGAGGCCGCGAGATCCGCCCGGCGTGCGGCCCTTCTCTCCCCTTGACTATGTCCTTCAATTAGACCATTACCAAGCCACTCTTAAACAATGTTCAGTGAAGAAGAAGTCACCATCTTGCACACCGCACTCGACATCCTCACGAGCGCTTACGCCGGTGGGCTCGACTCAGAGTTTGTGCGGGTACTGATCGACGAGTACCGCCCTGGTAGCAATCTGAACCGGAAGGCGCAGGCGGTAAGGAAGAAGCTGGACGCCTTGCAGCCCGATAAGCCGAAGTGGGAGTGAGCACAAGAAAGCCGCCCTTGAGGCGGCTTTCAAGGGTCGATTAGACCAACAGGGAGATCAGGGTTCCCCCAGGGGCAGCCTTTCGGGCGACCTTGGCTGGCTTCTGCCTGACCTTTGATCCCATACCCCACAACCGTAGCAGGGGATCAGTAGACACGCCAGCCCGTGCCGCCTGTCTTCCACGGCTTCACCTGGTTGAACGCACCCAGAATCAAATACCCCAGGCCATCAGTCCAGTGCTCGATGCCAGCTGTCTTGTCAATCACGTAGTCCTCCGCGCCCTCCTTGTAGGTCACGTTCTTCAGTGCCTTGATCGTGTGCTTGCAACGTGGGTGGATGAACAGCCTGATCTGGGTGTCAGCTGTGCGGATCATCCAGTTCGTGCTGTTGATCTTGTCCTTCACTGCCCACGGATGCTTGGGGCTAATGCAGCTGAAGCCATAGCGCCTAATGATGCCGTGATCAGTCTCGCCAGCGGCACTGGTCTTACGTGCTGACCCCGTGGGGTCCGGGTAAGCAACGATCCGCCGATCAGGGAAGCGCTGCTTGAGCATTGCGCACACCTCATCAGTGTTCGACTGCTTCACGGTCACCTCATCCCAGATGTGGATGGTGTCACCCACCCTGGAAGCCAGAACGCCAGCCATCACGCTGACGTTGAAGTCAGTGCCCCAGAGGATGTCGCCGCCAGTGTCGACCACATCGGCGCTGATGTTGTCATCGCTGAAGTCTGGATAGACCCTGCCCGTGAGTGTCTCGAAGCTGGCGAGGTACTCCTGCCTGAAGGTGCGCTCGTCAAGTGTGCGCTTGGCCGCGGCTACCTCATCAGGCGGGACGTTGCCCCCTTCGATCGTGGTGAAGCTGAAGGTCGTCCAGTCGTCCTGCTCTTGGGCTGCCTCCCACAAATCGTGGAACCAGTTGAGACCAGCAGGGGTCGTGATGAACCAAGCAGGGCCGCCTTGGTCAGACAGTGCAGGACGCAGCACCATCTCCCAGGCTTCCTGCTTGACGTAGGCCGCCTCGTCGACGATCAGGCTGCTGAGCGAAACACCACGAAGGGAGTCGGCATTCTCTGCACCCTTCAACGCAATGATGCTGCCGTTGGCTAGCTCGACTGAGAGTTCTGCCTCGTTCTTCTTGGCGAACATCTCGACCGGGATCATCGAACGCAACTGCCGCCATGCGATCTGTTTGGCTGACTTGTAGTTCTGGGTGACGTACCAGTTGAGACTGCCAGGGTTTTCAATCGCCCAAGCCACCAAACGGGCAATACAGAGATAGGTCTTTCCAAAGCGTCGACCTGAGCACAGCAGCTTGAAGCGCTCAGGGCTGTCCCAGACCTGTCGCTGCGGTTCAGTCAGGGAGTCATAGAGCTGATGAGCGAAGGGAGTCCAGTCTTGTTCGTTACTGACAGAGATGGGCTCTTCAAGCAGGAGACCACCAGGGCAGGCGTCAAGGATTGAAGGCATCTAGGGCTTCCCTATCGATGGCAGCTTCAAGCTGACGGCGCTTGTCTTCAACGAGGTGGTGACTGGTGACAAAGGCTGATGCAGAGAAGCCATCACGGGAGATGGTGACCTTGATGAGTTCAGCATCGAGCACTTCCACATCCATCACGCCACCAGCAAAGAGAGCTGCACGCGATCAGGCGTTGCTGCCGTGATGCGCTGTTGTGCAATCTCAAGGTAGGCAGGTTCACGCTCCACACCAATGAAATCGAAGCCTTCCAGCACTGCTGCTTTGCCAGTGCTGCCGCTGCCCATGAAGGGGTCGAGCACGACGCCGCCTGGTGGGGTGACAAGACGGCAGAGGTAACGCATCAGGTCGGTTGGTTTGACGGTCGGATGGGTGTTGCCATCGTCACGGTCGGCTTTGCTGGCCTTTGCGCAGTAGAAAAAC